CCATACGCAATCGCAAGACGAGCAATCGACATATATTTATGGATGTCTCCACGCTTGCTGGTTACTACAATAACGTTCATCCCTGCACCTCCTTCGGCAGCTCCGGCAGCGGCATCCAATGGGTTGGCAGGTAGCCTCTCCATACCCCAAACTGGTCGATGCAAGACACCGTCAAGTGATACCACCTGCCAATGCAGACAAGCACCATCTTGTTCGCTGGAGGATGAGCTTCGCTGACCGGAATCCAGCGTCTAGCCTCTCTGATTCGCTCCAACTCCGCAGCTTGCCCGCTGTTCTCGATGCGTGCGTCATGCAAGGCTTGCCTCAACCGCTCTATCTCAGCGTCCAGTGCCTCCATCGCAAGCGCATCAGGATGCGGGTAATCGCATTCACCGCCATTTGTCCAGTGGTCTGGATCTAGTGCGTCTCTCATCCCTGCACCTCCTTGCTTGGCACAGGTGGAATCTCCATCCAGTGCGTTGCCTTCCACATATCGCAGTCAGCCAGTCGCGTCCTGATGGACAGACCAAGCTCACCGGTGACAAGCACCTGCTTGCCGATTTCCGGCAGGCGGTCTTTTACTGAAATCCACTCGCTCATAGCTTCTCCTCCTTCTCACGCTCACACTCAACGCACACCCACCTGCCGCACGGGCCACAGTCGTCATGGTCGTCCACCCAATCCATGAGCGCGCCGCACTCGCACTCCTTCTCGACCGGTTCTGGCGCATCTTGCAACCAGCCATCGTACCAACTTGGGAGCCCGCTCATTTGGACTCCTTTCTAAGGCGCATGATTTCGGCCTCGATGCGCTTAAATGTCGCCTCGAACGCACGCCGGTTTGGGTGCGACTGAAGCAGTGTCTCCGTCAGTGCCAGAAGCTCAATGGCTTCTTGTTCTAGTCTGTTTTTCATTTTGTTGTTGTTGCTCTGCGTGAAATCTCTCTTCTCAGGTACCATGCCGCTTTTTCAAGGTCTTGAACTTCATTGTCCTTGAACCCAGCCCTGAACACGTACTTTATCACGTTTCCAAGGTTGAACGAAAATGCCTCTGCAATGTCTATGCATTCGATTCCGCTCGGATGCTTGTTGTAATGCGCTGGGTGTTCGACGGCGCTGGTCGAGGACGGGTTGGATGATTTCGCGCCACAGTTTTGAGTACATACTGTCTCTTTCGGTTGGTTTTCCATGTTCTTTAGCCAAGAATTGCTTTTTTTATGCGTGCCTCGTTGAACTTCCACGTCAGCACGCAACTGGCGCGGTAGCGCGACATCCCGAACATGGGCACATCCGCCATGTGCTGACGCTGTGAGTCGGTGGGTGGCAACTTAATCCATGACCGAGTTTTGCGCGAGTTCGCTCTGTCACCGTTTCGCCTCAAGAAATCGTCCGCCTGAGCCAGCGCGAGCTCCTTGGAGTTGGTGCGCGTGATGATGGTGACCGCTCCACCGGTGACGCCGCCAATCGCGTTGTACACCTCCCCAAACTTGATGACCGCGCCCCACGCCGTCAGCGCGTTCGCCATTCGCACGGCGTCGCTGTACATCGACTCCCACCGGAAAGGCGACATCTCGATGATTTGCATCTCCGACATCTCGAACGATTCGATGGTCTCAACGCCGTTGACCCGCACGGGGAAGATGTACCCACACACGGGGCAGCTCCCGACCGCTGCCGGCACCTGAATACCGCACTCGGGGCATTTCTTCATGGGGGCCTCGCCGGTCTCGCTCTGGCGCACGAAAAGCCGGTCTCCCGCGTCGATGTCCCCGTGCGTAAGCAGCGAGGCGCCAAAGTCCAGCACGATGCAATCGCTCTTAATCACGCCAGGGTATCGCTTCGCGTCGATGCACGGCCTAAGCCCTCGCCCAATCATCTGAATCATCGTCGACTTCTGGCTGCACGGGCGCACCAGAACAACGCACCCCACGCGCTGGCAGTCCCAACCCTCCGTGAGCTTCATCACGTTGAGGAGCACCTTGATTTTCCCTTGGTCGAACCGCCGCAAGATGGTGGCGTTGTCGTCGTCCGACATCTCGGAATGGACGGCCTCGGCGGAGATGCCGTCGTCGCGGAACGCCTCAGCCAAGTGTTGCGCGTGTTGGATGGTCGAGCAGAACACCACGGTGGATCGGTCTGATGCCTTCTCACGCCAGTGCCTCAGAATCTCCGAGTGAACGGCCCTCTTGTCCATAATGGCTTCGACTTCGCCCATGTCGAACTCCGCACCGGTCTTCTGCACGTTCTGGAGCTGGTCATTGAGCCCGATGTCCATCCGGAACGCACGCGGCTGAACCAAGTTCCCCGCTGCGATGAGCTCGCCCACGGTGATTTTGTCGGCCACGTTGGTGAACACCGCCGTGAGCGCCTGCTTGTCCCCGCGCTCCGGAGTTGCGGTGAGGCCCAAGATGACGCCCTTCGGAGACTTCTCGCGGAACGCCTCCACAATCCTCATGTAGCTGTCAGCCGCTATGTGGTGGCACTCATCACAGAAGAGCGCCGACATCCCGCTTGGCATCGTTGCCAAGTTGAGCGGCCTGCACAGCGTTTGCACCATGCCGAAGGTCGCCCCGCTGGACCACGCTTTGCGTTCAGCGTTGAACACATCAACCTTGGCCGACGGGTTGTACCGCTTGAAGGTCTCTTTGTTCTGGGTGACAAGCTCGTCGCGGTGCTGAATGACGAGTACCGGTGCTTTCTTCACGAACGGCGCAAGAATCGCGCTGCCCATGACCGTCTTACCTGCGCCAGTTGGCGCGATTCCTAATGTGTTGCCGCACTTGCCCAGTGCGTCGATACAGGCGTCAACGAACTGCGCCTGCCTTGGTCGTAAAATCATGTTGTGGCCTTTGTTTCACTGACGCAAAAATGAAAAAGCGTCGTTGCAGGATCTCCCTGCACACCATGCGGCTTGAGAATGCCGCTGGTTCTACATCAAAAAAGGGGGGCGAGACAATCATTATTGCCCCGCCCCCCACAACCCCAAACTGTACTACTTCAACCAAGCAGGTTTCTTGCCAGCCGTCGCCGCAGGCGCGGCGGTCTTCGCTACTGGCACCGGTGCTTTCGCCTCGGGCGCACTCTCATTGGCTTGGTTCCAGAGCTTGTGCCCGTTGCTGCTTGGGTTGGGTGAACCCCAGTCGCTGATGGAGTTGCGGTCAGCGCGTCCGTCCTTGCCCTTGTCGATGCCGACTTTGATGACGACCTCAGCGCCGTTGAGCACCTCGATGATTTGATTGAAATCACCGCTGTTGAACTGCTCGTAAGAAGCGGGGTCTTCGTAGTTGAAGACGCCACGGCTCTCAAGAATGCGAGTAATGGCCCCGATTCCCATCTGGCGCCACACCTCGCTGTTGTTCTCATCGAACGGGTTGCAGACCATCCCGAACACGCGCCGGTTGTTGTACTGACCGCCTTGGATGGCGAGCTCAATGGAGAGGTAGTCCCCACCGGTGGATTGACTGCTCTTGCGCTCCTTCACCACGAGGACGGCTTTCGCCACTGTCCCCTTGGGAATGAGTTCCATCTCTGTTGACCCGACGTTTGTTGATTGTGCGTTGAACATACTGCTTTCGATTTTTGTTTAGTGTTTGGCGGTGTCGATGCGTTTACCTGCGCGGATCTTGGCGAGCACCTTCCCAAGGTCAGCGGGTTCTTGAAGCTCCAGCGTACCGGAGCGGTCTTTTGCGGGGTAGCCCCACGGGTTTTGTTGGTGGCAGACGAAGGCGCGGTATTGCGACTTGTCCTCTGCCTCGAAGTTCTGAAGCGTCAGAACGAGGTCAAAGATACCAGGCAACTCGCGACCCGTCTTCGAGCCCTCGATTTGAACGTCCCAGTACTTCCTCTTTAACTCATCCTCCTGCTGCTCCAGAATCCCCACCAGCACCACGTTCTTGTGGCAGTGCTGTAGTTGGGTCACCCAACGAATCATCTCGCGTCCAAGAAGCCCGTAGGCCCCACGGGTGTCGGGCTTGCCGGTCTTGTCGCTGAACGCTTCCGGTTGCTGCTGGCACCATGCGAAGCACATCCGGCTTGCAACGGTGATGGAGTCAACGAACAGCGTTTCATACTGCTCGTGTCCGGACGCCGGCCCGAACGCCTTAACAACGGACTCGTACGCCGACTTCGAGTAAGAGCCGTTGTCGTCCGCAGGATCCGGTCCACCCAGCCACAGGGCGATGGCCTTCGCCAGCTCCCACGGATGAGCGCCCATCTCGTTTGACGTACCGCGAATGTCGAGGCAGTCGCCCTTCCAGTCCTTGCCCAGCGCCAGCGTGCCGGCCTCGAGGTCAACGAATAGGGTTGTCTTCGCATCCAGCGTGCGGGCTTGGTAGGTCTTACCAACACCGGCAGGGCCGAACACAACCGCCTTCACGCAGTCCGAGGTGCGCTTGAGGCGCTCGTCTGCCTTAATGATGCGCAGGCTCATTTTACGAAGGTGATACGGGGTTCGCTGAACTTGGTGGTACGCGCCTCCATAACGCGCCGCAGCACGTCTTCGTTGCCGATGCGCTCGATGGTCTTGGACGACACCGACATTTTGGTGGTGACAAGCTCCCGTGCGTCAGCCAGCGGCAGCGACTCGTACAGAGCCTGCAACTTGCCCTGATCCCACAGGTAGGTCGCCTTGACTTCGTACGTCAGCTTTACGCCGTCCACTTCCGTTGTGAGTGAGCCGTATCCACGGCCCGACTCTGCTAGCAGGTTCTGGAGGTTCGCCCCATGCTCTTGCATGACGGCCTGCTCCAGCGTTTGGATTTCTTCTTCAAGGGCGGAGATTTTTGTGAGCCGTTTGGCTATCTCCTCCCGCATTTTTTTCAGGTTCATTTTCTAGTTCACGTTTCAGTTTATGGCACACGTCTTCGAGTCGAAGCACCCAGCCTTCGCGGTGTGCAAGCGCCACAAGCGCCGCAAACTTCTCCAGCGGGATTTTCCGTCTGCGAACCCATGTTGATATTGTTCGCGGTTGCACAAGTACACCCGCCAACACCAACTTCTTCCAGAGCAGGTTCTTTCCCCCGAACCGGAAGACCATGTGCCTCGCATCGATTTGGTAGCTCATGGCGGGGATGAAGATGTACGCATTTTTTGCGTATCGCAACATCTTTTTTCATTTCGTCGCAAGACGCTTTCTCGCAACGTATTGGCCCATGGAACCAGTCTCCTTCGACACCCTCGTTCAGCGTTTCACCGGTGTGCATGGCATTCAGGCGGGTCTTCTTGTCCTTGCGCCCAAGGTGCATTCCGACTCAGGGCCGATTGCAACCATGGGCAGCGCACTGCCACCGGACACTATTATCCCCAAGGGCGCAGGGATTTACGACGAGAACGGTATGCTCCCGAAGATTGAAGGCAAGGGGCTGGAGTTTATCGCTTACGCCTAGGCTCAAGAGCCTTCTCGAAGAGGGAAGCTTCAGCGTCTCTGCGGCGTTGTAAGCCTTTGGTGTTAGGCCACAACCGCTTCATCGAACGGATGAGCTCCGGTACGTCGTAGAACCGGCGGTCTCGCATGGCGTTCTGGATGCCCAGCATCTCCGAGCGTCTTTCGCCCGAGAGAGCCGTCCCACGGTTGAACACCAAGGAGATAAGGGCGTCTCGCGCCTCGTCAGGCAAGTCTTCTGCCTGCGGGTAGATGCGTAGCATCCGGAGGTAGAACATGGGCAGCGTGTTCTTCTGGAAGACATCAACGGCCTTCTGCCAAAGCACCACGATAGAGCGCATTGCGGGCGAGGCGTGCAGGAGTTCGCGGGCTGCGTTTGCCTTGACTCCAAGGGCGGCGGTGAGCGCAAGGTAATCGGACTCGGGGAGCAGTTCCTCCCACGCTTCCGAGAACTGTTGCGGTGTGCTATAGCCCAAGTCGTAGCCAATCCCAATCGTGACGCCGCTTTGCTCCCCAGGCCACGTCGGGCTCTGAAGGAACTTGCGGTAGTATTCCTCACCGCCGCCCACCTCGAAATCGATGATGAGCTTTAGACCCGCGTCTGAGATGTTCATTTGTGCTCGGTGAAGAACCGCTCAGAGATTTCGCTAACCTTCTTCCACAGCTCTTTCCGGTCGTCCTCGCACTCGCGAATCTTCTGTGAGAGATACCAGATAGCGATTGCCATCGCGCACGCCAGCGGTCCTTGAGCAACAAGTTGGTTCACCATGGGTTCAAACGAGATGTCGGCAATCACGGTTTCTCCTTACGAAAGATGTTGATGGCTGAGTAAACGCTCACGCCGGCCGTGAGGATAGCGTCCGCTTGGTCAGGCGCAATCTTAACTCCGAAGACCGTGAGCAGGCTGATGATGCCGCGCCATGTGGATGGCTCCATTAAACGTGCGAGGATGTATTTCATGGGTGTGTTGTGTGCTTTGCAATGAGTGCCACGGCGACAACCGCAGCGGTTGGGTAAACGAAGTCAGTGATGCCCTTGAGCGTCCACGCACGGGGCTGTAAACCGCCCCAGAAGGGCATATTCGCACGCTGCCCACCGTAGTTGTGCTCGATGTTGCGGTACTCGGCCTGAGCGTATTCGCGCCCCACGAAGTACGCCGACCCCACAGCCGCGCCTGTCCACCAGTTGCCAGTCACCATGGCGATGACGGACTGGATGGCGAGCGCGATGAGCGGGTGGGCGACGTGGTGCATGGGTTATCCGAAGTAAGCTATCTTCAATCCTACTCTATGGTTGGAAGCTGCTGCCGTTGCGCTGGTAACAAGTTTGATTGATAGCACATCTCCTTCATTGAACATCGTTATGGCATTGGATGTCGCGCTAAACGATCCTGCACCGGTAATCGTTGCTGTTGTTCCAGAATCGGCGAGTTGTTTTCTAAGCGTATAAACAAAAGACTGACTTGCACCTGGGGCTAGTCCGCACTGCGCTGTCAACCCGTAAACCATACCCTTCTTTGGAGCCACAAAGTACATCAACTCGCTTGCAAGAGCTCCAGCAGTTGTCAGATACACCGTAGAGGCGGCAGCTACTGTTGCGGTTGAGCCAACGCTGAATCCTTGGGATTCTGCAATGGAAATGGTTCCAGCAAATAAGGAGCTATACGCATCAGCGTCCCATGCGCTTAAAAACAGGGAAGACGTTGCGTCCAGATAAATATCCCTTGCAACCGCATAGTTGCCAGTTGTCTTGTAGAATGTGGGCGAGCCCCATGGAGGAATCACGCCTTGATAGAATGTGCCTGGGCTTGAAATGCCGATGTCGATTGCGCCTCCGGTTATCTCAAAACCAATCTTGCAAGTCCCTGCAAAGCAGTTGTTAAACTTAATCTTCTGGCTTCCTGTTCCAGTGGAGTATGGGCCAGTTGTGGTAACTTGATAACCAGCACCAGATACGCTGTCGCCAATGCAGTTTTCAAGCGTTACAAGTTCAGAGTCGGTAAACTGGAATCCAGTTTCAGATTCCAAGCTGGAAATGCTGTTCAAAAGATGACCGCCCCTGCCAATGGTTGTTCCCGTTCCGACGTGTTGGAATCCGATTGCGCCTGTTTTTGGATCAGAGCCGCCGCTTACCGCAACAGTGCCTGCGCGAATGTTGATGTCGGTAAACGTGAAATCGAGGGCGTTCTTTTTGATAAGAATACCTCTCGATGCGAAGTTAATGAGATTGCAACTACTCACCATTCCTTGCGTAGCCGCATAGCTGTCGTTTCCACCGATAAGCAAAGGTAACGTGTGGTTGACCCATGTGCAGTTTTGAATCAGCGAGTACTTACACGTTACCGTGTTGTCCCCAACCATGACCGCAGCGTGGGCCAAATCGTTTGGTATTGGATCGCTTGAACCATCGAAATACGCATCGAAAAGCGCAGGCTTGAAGTTCACCAGCTTAAACACCCAATTTGCTCCAGCGGCAGGCCTGAAGATAGAGCCATTGCAATAAAGACTCTTGTGCGTTCCAACAACGATGTCCTTGCACTTGTAGATGCCCCAAGGGAAGAACACCGAGTTCTGCGCATTGATTGCCGCTTGAATGGCTGTGCTATCGTCCGTGATGCCGTCTCCAACCGCGCCGTAGTCTTTTACGTTAACGACTAAATCGTTCAGCTTGTCTGCGTTCTGAAATGCTTTGCTGCTCATAGGTTGTTGTATGTGTGCGGTCAGTTCCTTGGATCAAACCAGAGAATGTCAATATCGATTGGCGGAGGGTTGTGTTGGGCGACGATTGATGTTCTGTGTAAAAATCTTGTGTTCATAGTGTTATTGCACCTCGATAATTCCAGACAAAATGAGGCGATAACCATTCCCAGCCGGATAAGTGTTGTCGTATTTTGTTATCGAAAACGATCCGCTTGTTGCAAGAATTACACCTTGCAACATTGCTCCAGTCACAGAGTTTTCTCTTCCGGCAATTACGAAATCCGAAGCAGCAGTCAACCCAGATGGCAATGTTGCAGTGATAGCAACAGCACCAGTTCCATTTGTTGTAATTGGAATTGAAAGCTCAAGCATGAGCTGCTTGCCAATCTTTTGGTATCTGCCTCCAACTGACCCAAGGGTTGTAATTGAACCGCTTGCCGAAGCAACAGTTGGCGTGTAAGTAGTCCATGCCTGGTTTGCGCCAAGATTATTATCTACAATAATACTCGATCCAGTTGCTAGATTGCTTAATCCGCCAGATGTGTTTCCAAGTAAACTGTTATTTAACAACTGAATAAAATTTCCAGTTCCGGCAACAATACCAATTCCAAATGCTCCATTTCCAGACAAGCCGCCAGTCGCCCCTATTTCAGAATCTTGAATTGATACATAATTAACATTAGCTCCAACAGACGCTCCGCTAAGAGTATTTTGAGCGATTGAGCAGTCATGTATTTTCACATGGGATACACCTGCATCTTGGATTGAAATCCCATTTGTCCCATTCAGAAATACATGGCATCCAATGAAATCGACTCCATTAATTCCTCCTCCGCCAGATGTTTCAAGCCTTGCACCTTCGTATGTAGAACTTGAAAACCAACACTGATCAAACAACGAGCGAACAATTGATCCTCCAGACGCAAGTAAATAAGCTCCACGAGTCGAGTTGTCAAAAAAGCAATTATTTGCCCAAAGTGAAGCAACAACATTTCCTGTGTCAGCTTTAACAAAAAGAGCCTGACCGCATTTAATCAACTGCAAATCTTCAAGTGTTACATCTCCAGCTTTTGTGATGTAAACTCCTGCAAATATATTTGACGCTTGATCGCTTAAGATGTCCCTGACCGTAACATCCAGTCCATCATTGATTCTTACAGCAATTCCTGTTGATGGGATGCAGTTTAGTATTTGCCCGCGTTCAATAGTAACGGTAGCAGCAGCAGCGGTTTGCACTCCTCCAATAGCGCCGTCCATTGCAAAGTCAGAGATGCGAAACCTGTTTGCGGAAGCAGCAATATCCACATACCACCCAGCAGTCTTTGTGACTGAGGATGTAAAACGCATATTTTCGATTTGAACCTGCTCTGCTCCAGTCACCAAAAAAGTATTTGCACTTGCATTGCTTGTGCGGATGTTCGTCGCCCAACCATCTCCATAGTAAAGACCTGGCTTGTTGAGTGTCACTTGTGAGGCGACTAAGTAGGTTCCAGTCGGGAAGTACAATCCTCCTCCTGCTGCTGGCAGGCTATCAATCGCAGCTTGAATCGCCGCCGTGTCGTCCGTAGTGCCATCCCCGACCGCGCCAAAGTCCTTCACGCTGACTGTCTCGGCCAGCTTCGCCTCGACGTTCGTGAACACCGAGTCAACCGCAGGCAGCTTGTAGGTGACGTCCTGCGCGTCAACGCTGGCTGCGCTGTCGTAGTTGTAGCCGATGTCGAACACGAACTCGTCCCCGTTGTCGGCGCCAGCCGTCAGCGTGACTTGGCTGTAGCCGGTCTCGTTGTAGTCTTGGCCGACGATGAGGCGCAGACCATTGCGGTAGATGAACAGGTTGTTGGTGCCAGGGATGTAGGTGCGGCTCAAGTTGAACACCGTCTGTCCTGCGATTGCCGTGATGACCTGCTGGTAGGTGCTGCCGGCGCTGGAAGTCGGGTCGGTGTAGTTGAGGTCTGAGAACACCTGCTCGCCCTTGTTGTTGGTGACGCGGAAAGAGTAGGTGACGAAGCTTGTGTAGA